TCAGAAATCGCCCATGCCTGACCGGTACTTGACCCGGCCGACGATGTCGATGTGTTCGAGCTGCTCGGGTGCCACGATGAACGGATCGTGCTTCTCCTTGTTGTCGCTGACCACCCGGATCGAGCCGTCGGGCAGGCGGAACAACCGCTTCACCAGCATCTCGCCACAGTACACCAGCGCGAACACACCGCCGCCCGTGGGGATGCGCCGGTCCGCCTTATCGACGACCACCGTGTCGTCATCAAAGAGGCGCGGCTCCATGCTGTCGCCGCGCACCTTCACCGCCACGAGGTGCTTGGGGCTGGCGTCCAGCCGGCGGACGTAATCGGCCTGGAACGGCAGCGGTTCCTTCTCTTCAACGTGCCAGGTTTCGCGCCCGTTGCCGGCAGAAAGGGCCACGTCGACATGCGTGATCAGGATGGTCGTCTCGCTCGGCAGTTCGTCCAGGCTGTTGTACGTGGTGATGGGGCGCGCGGGAAAGCCTTTGCTGTGCGCCGAAGCGCCAGCGCTCGTGCGTACCACGTCGCCAGCGCTGCCGCCTGCAGCATGCGCGGCGGCATCGGAGAAGGGCGTGTCCATCACACGGTCGGCAAACCCCAGCTTCTTCTCAAGGCGGCGCGCGGCAATGTCGCCGATGCTGCGGCCATCCTGGTAGGTGCGCGAGAGAAACTGTGCCACCTGCGAACGCGAATACCCGTACAGACGCTCGAACGCCGAGCGGTCTCCGTTGACGAGGGTCTGGATCCAGTAGGTCAGCCACTGGCGGCGGTTGTCGTAGATGTCCATGGGTCGCATTAGAGCAAGAAATTTCTAATTTGTGTATTAGAAGTGTCTTGACGCAACAGTTTAGAACAATCTAAACTTCCCTGCATCGACCGGCCTCCCGCTTGCTGGAGGCGCCGCGGCCGATCCGAATCTTGTTCAATCCGCGCGCCACCCCGCGCCGACTGGAGCCTCTTTCCATGACTGTCACCCAAACTTCGATGGATGCTTTTCGACGTGGCCGCACCACGTCCACGGCCAAGCTGCAGTGCGATCGTATTGCCGACTACGTGGCACGCAGCGGCACCGCCACGATTGCCGAAATCGCGCAGGCGCTGCGCATTGAGAAGTCCAGCGTCTCTGCGCGCCGCAGCGAATTGATCGCCGCCAAGCGGCTGGAGCTGGATGAGGAACGCAAATGCGGTGTCACAGGCCGCTGGGTGCAGTCGGTGCGCGCGGCGCCCGCGCAGGCGCGCGTCTTTCAATAGGCGCATGCGCCGTCGCGTTCTTGCGCTGTCGGCAGTGAGCAAGGCGGCAGCGCGAAGCCGATTGACGCACGCCGATATCGCTATCAACAAGCACTGGACATACGAGGACAAGGGACATGGGAATCGAAGACCGTTTGGAGAACTGGAGTCGCGTCGTGCGTGACCCGAGCTGGCAGCCGCAGTACTGCGCATCGTGGGCACGCTTGGCCGTTGCCATGCGCGATGCAGAGTGCGGCGCGCCGCAAGCCATCGTCAGCATCGACGTGAATGACGGCTGGCTGGTGGAGCAGGCGTGGCAGAAAATTGCCGACCCCGTGGCCAAGCGGCTACTGCAGTATCACTACGTGCATCGCATGCCGGCAGAGATGGTGTGCCGCATTCTCGTGCGCAAGTACGGCGCATCGCCGCATACGCTCAAGCACTGGAAGGTGCGGCTTGCGAAGGCGCAGTCGATCATGTCGCACGTCATCGATTCGGAGGTCGCTCGCGCGCAGATGACGAAGGCCGTGCGTGCTGCAGCCAAGGCCGCAGCGGCGGCTCCGATGGCCGCCTGAAAATTTTTCTGATTTTTTTCTTCAGCCCCCTTGCACCGTTTATATCCCCTTCGTATTCTGTTTCCCAGATGTTTGATTGCCCTCGCGGCGTAACCGGTTCAGACCGAGACATGCACCCCACTGGGGTGCATTGACTTACCCAGACGAAGCGCAGACGTAGCGAAGAAAAGCCCGCCACCCAGCGGGCTTTTTTGTTTCTCCGCTTTGCATCACTGATGCACTTGCACGCAACACCTGCCTCGACGTCACTGCACGGTGACGAACCGTTCGCGGCTGTCTCAATCCTGGATGCAACTCACTCGATCGATCACGCATTGCTGCGCGCATCGATGAAGGCGCTTGTCCTATGGCAGATCTCTCCGATGTTTCCAATGCACTCGTCACGCTCGTCACCAGCGTGGTTTATCCGAACGGAATCAGCCAGCCGTCGATCACGGGCAATCCGGTGGTGGTCTACAGCGGCTGGCCCAACATGACGCAACTGAAGACCGACCTGCAGGCCAACAAGGCGCACGTCTCGGTCTTTCCGACCACGAGTCATCAACGGCATGCGAACACCGCGTTCTCCGACTGGACCGTGGCCGCATCGCCGACCAACACGCTGGCTTTGAGCGTGGCCGCACAAACCGTCATGGTGAACGGCGCCGTCAGCACGCCGCAGAACGTTGTGCTGCTCGTGGATGGCCGGGCGTATGCCTACGCCGCGCAGGCCAGCGATACGCCGGCCAGCATCGCGGTGGCGCTCGCTGCGCTGGTGGCGGTCGATCAACCGGCAACGGCTGCTGGCACGTCGATCACCATTCCGAATGCGACGTATATCTCGCCGCGCGTGGGTGGGGTCGGCACCGTGCAGCGCGAGACGCGCAGGCAAGAGCGCACGTTCCTGATCTCGACGTGGGCGAATGGCGCCGCGCCGCGTGACGTCATTGCCGGCAAGGTCGATTCGGTGCTCTCGGGCATCGTGCGCTTGACGTTGCCTGACCAGGGCGCCGCGCTGCGCTACAAGCGCGGCCATCAGCATGACGATCTGACCAATGGCATCTACCGGCGGGACCTGCGGTACGCCGTGGAGTACGCAACCATCGTGACCGACATGGCCTACCAGATTGCGACGGGGGTGGAGAACGTGACGGCCGGTGCCTCGATGGGCGCACAGTTTCCTGTTCGGACCATCGTGCAGTAATCGAAGTCAACCAACCGCGCCGCCCCTAATCATTCGGGCGGTTTTTTATTGCCGGCCGCCTTCGTGCGGCCATTCTGTTTTCTCACTTGGAGGCACGCATGCCGATCGTCCAGCAGGGCAGCATCAATACCACTGCACTCATCGTTCCGGACCTGTACGTCCAGATTGTTCCGCCGCAGGTCACCCTGCTCAACGGCGTTCCCACCAACGTGCTCGGCGTGGTCGGCACGGCCAGCTGGGGTCCCGTCAACTCGCCGGCATTGATCGGCAACATGGCCATGTATGCGCAGACGTTCGGCGTGATCCAGAACCGCACCTACGACATGGGCACTGCGGTGGCCGTGGCAGTGCAACAGGGCGCCAACAACTTCCGCTGCGTGCGCGTGACCGACGGCACCGACACCGCTGCCACGGTGATCGCCCAGACCAATGGCGTGACGTTCACCGCCAAGTACACGGGTTCGCTGGGCAACACCGTCACGGTGGCGCTGGCGGCAGGTTCGGCCGCCAACACGTGGAAGGTGACCGTGGCCGCTCCGACGCTGGCGCCCGAAGTGTTCGACAACATCGGTGCAGGCCAGACCGGCAATGCGTTGTGGGTCGCGATTGCCAACGCCATCAACAACGGCGTCAGCGTGATGCGCGGCGCTTCGCAAATCATCACTGCCACCGCGGGCGCGAGCACCACCGCCCCGACGGCTGCCACGCTGCAACTGGCGGGCGGCACCGATGGCGCGACCACCATCACCGGCGCTGTGCTGCTCGGCCAGGACTCCGTACCGCGCAAGGGCATGTACGCGCTGCGCAACCAAGGCGTGTCGATCGCCATGCTGGCCGACTGCGCCGATGCGACGACCTGGCCGACGCAGGTGGCGTTTGGCCTGTCCGAAGGCATCTACATGATCGGCACGGGCCCGAGCGGTGACACCATCGCCAACGCCGTCACGGCCAAGGGCACTGCCGGCATCGATTCGTACGCCTTCAAGCTGCTGTTTGGCGATTGGGTGTACTGGCTCGATACCGTCAACGGTGTGACGCGCCTGGTGTCGCCGCAAGGGTTTGTCGCGGGCCTGCTGGCCAACCTGTCACCGCAGAACAGCAGCCTGAACAAGCAGATCTACGGCGTGGTGGGCACGCAGAAGACGTTCGCGAACCAGAGTTACAGCTCGGCCGAGTTGCAGGCACTGATCCAGGCGGGCATCGACGTTGTGACGAATCCGGTGCCGGGCGGCGCGTACTTCGGTTGCCGCGCGGGACACAACACCAGCTCGAACGCGCTCACGCAAGGCGATAACTACACGCGCATGACCAACTACATCGCCAGCACGATCAACGCGGGCATGGGCAAGTACGTCGGCCAGCTGCAGTCGGCCACGGTGCGCGCGCAGGCGGCGGCCACGCTGTCGAACTTCCTCAGCTCGATGGAGCAGCAAGGGATGATCGGCGCGGTCAATGGCGGCCCGGCGTTCTCGGTGCAGATCGATGCCAACAACAACCCCATGAACCGCGTGGCGCTGGGTTACATGCAGGCCGACGTGAAGGTGGTCTACCTGTCGGTCATCGAAAAGTTCCTGGTGAACGTGGAAGGCTCGCAAGCCACGGTGATCCGCACTTCGACCGCGAATCAGTAATCCACCCGATACCTGTCAATCAACCTTCTGGCCTCGCATAACACGAGGCCTTTTCTTTTGGAGAACGTTATGCCGATTCAAGGCTACTCCGTCGGCCGCGACTACACGCTCGTCATCCAGACCGCAAGCGGCACGCTACAACCGAACAAGATCACGGCTTTCAAGAGCAAGCAGGACGTGACCGACGTGCGCGTCAAGCGCCTGGACGGTATTACTGACCATGTGCGCTTCTTCGACGGCTGGTCAGGTTCGTTCGACGTAGAGCGCCAGGACGCCACGCTCGACAACTACTTCGCGCAACTCGAAGCGGGCTATTACGCAGGCGTGAACGAAGCCCCCGCGCAGATCTACGAAACGATCCAGGAAGCCAATGGCTCGGTCTCGCAGTTCCGCTATGACGGTGTGCTCATGACGCTGGCCGATGCCGGCAACCGCGCGGGCGATGCCACCATCAAGCAATCCGTCAACTTCGTGGCCTCGCGCCGCATCAAGGTGTCCTGATGACCAACGTGACCATCACTCCGTCTGAACAGATCATCAAGGCCGCCGCGAAAGAAGCGGTGGTCGACGATGCACTGGGCCGCAAGATCACGCTGCGCAAACCGAGCCCGCTTGCGAACCTCGACTTTGCCAAGGCCGCGGGCGGCAGCGAGCTGAACATGCTCTACCTGGCCGAGGTCGCGCACCTGAAGTTCGTCTGCGCCATCGATGGTGATCCGGTGCCGACGCCTGCCTCGGAAGCCCAGTTGCGTGCGCTGTATCAACGCCTGAGCGACGAAGGCAATGAAGCTGCGCAGCGCGGTGTGGCGGCCACCTTCCTCAACGTTGCCACGTCGGAGTCCGAGCTAAAAAACTCCTGACGAACGGCCCGTTTCACGAGGCAATGTGGCTCGTGCATAACGGTGTTCCGTTCGACGTGGCGTTTTCACTGGACGACACCATGCGGCAGGCGATGGCCATCAAATGCAGCGAATTCCATGGCGCGGAGTTCGACCTGAGGACGATGTCTTTCAAGGAGCGCGAATGAACCTCTCGTTGACTGAGATGGTGCGTCGCCTGACCGAATTGGAGGCGCGGCTGCCGGAGGCGTTGTCGCAGGGGCTGGCTGCAGCCGTTGCGGCAATGGAGCTGGCGGCGCGCGCCAAGGCCGTGGAGAGTGCAGTGGCTGCTGGCATGACCGAGGCGGCGCGCGTGAATGCACTGCGTGATTCCATCGGCAGCGAGGTTAAAGGGTTGGAGGCGGCCATCGGCTCCAACGCCAACCAGGCTGTCGTCGTGGAGCTAGGCAGTGCGCAGACGCCACCGCACCCCTTCCTGGCTGTGGTGGCGAGCGAGCACGCCGACGCAGTGCAAAAGAGCGTGGGCGATGCAGTGACGGCGGCGCTGGAGGGCCGCCCGATCGATCCCACCGCAAACGCGCACACGTGAGATCGGTGGCCTCAACAGACGAACAAGGATTCCTATGAGCCTCGATGCTTACAAGATTGGGATACAGATTGCGTTGGTGGATAACGTTTCGCGTGGGTTGCTGTCGATCGCCGCGCAGTTTGAATCCGTCAACAAGAGTGCGGAGAAGTTGGAGACCCGGCTGGAGAAGGTCAAGAAGCTGACGGAGTTCGGCAGCGGCCTGTTCAAGGCCGGCAACGAGGCCGCCCACATGTGGGACAAACAGGTGGATGCTGCTTCGAAATACCACGCAGTACTCGAGCGTATCAGCCGCTTTGACCCTGGCGCCGCAACGGCGAACGAGAAGTTCCTCAGAGGGCTGGACATCAAGGGCATGTCGCTCACGGATGTCGGACAGCTCTTTGGCGGAGCCCAGACCATTCTGCAGAACTCGGCCCAGGCGCAGGACGTGACGAAACTGCTGGCCCAGGCTAGGACGGCCTTTGGCGCGGCAACCGGCGTCAAGGACGGCACGCAACTGGACAGCATGGCGCTCTCTGCGCTAAAGGTTGCACAGATGCGCGACGGCGTGATCGGCGGAGACGGCAAGATCGATACGAAGAAGGTGGAAGAGACCTTCAACATGCTCGTCAATACGGCGATGGCCAGTGGCGGCGGTGTGCTACCGAAGGACTACCTCGAAGCGATGCAGGGAGGCAAGTTGTCCGGCGCACTGAAGCCGGCTGAGGCTGCGGCGTTCGGGCTGAAGCAGTTCATGCAGGCCAATGGCGGCTCGAAGGCCGGCGTTGATGCCATTTCCGCACTACAAGGCTGGGCGGCAGGAAGCATGTCGGCTGCGGTCGCGCATGAGCTGGAGCGCGTGAAGTTGCTTGACCCGAAGGCGGTGCACCGCGACAAGGCTGGACGCATCACCAGCGTGGATGCAATGGAGGGCAAGGAAGCGGAAGACTTCGCGAAGAATCCGCTTCAGTACTTGTTGGATGTGATCGTGCCGGCGTTGCGCAAGAGCGGATATACCGGGGACAGTCTCAACACCAAGCTGGGCAGCATGCTCGGCATGAAGGGGGAGAAGAACATCCTGGAGCAGCTTCAGCACGAGAAGGAGCGAGCCGCGTCGTACCTCGCGAAAACCAGTACAGGCCCGGGGGGTGCCAAGCTTTACGAAAAGGAAAACGAAGGGTTCGAAGGGAAACTCAAGGACTACGAAGCCAAGAAAGTGAACCTTAATATCGCGCTTGGCGAACATATCCTGCCGTTGGTGATCTCGGCGTTGGAGAAGTTCAATGGGTTGATTGGCAACATCACACACCTTGCACAGGAGTTTCCCGGAGCGACAACAGCCATCATGGTGTTTGTCACGGCGTTGAAGTTCATCAAATCGGCCGCTTCAAGTTTGCCGACGCTGGGCGGCCAGGTAGGACGTGGTTTTCTCGGCTCGTCGTTCACAAGGGCGGCTGCAGGATTGCTAACAGGCCCCGCTGCGCGCGTCGTCGGAGCCGGTGTGTTCGGTTGGGGAATCGGTACCGCGCTCCGCGCCCCCACGGACTCCGTGATCCACTCAATGACAGGCGGCAAGAAGTCCCAGCTTTGGGACCTCATCACTGGAGTGGATAGAACGAAGCTGGCGGCCACAGGCGGTTACACGCAAGCCGAGTTGGATTCGGTGAAGCGAGGTGGAGGCGTGAAGCTAAGTGCAGGAGCGCAGGAGCGCATGGATTCGGGTGAGCTGGGGCGCGCTTGGTTCAGACGCTCTATTGCGGGGCCACAACCCGAGCAGCGCTCCGACATCAAGCTGGTTCTGAGGGATGGTCGGCTGCTGGCTGACGTTGTGTTTGACCACCTCCAGTCAAATCTGGCTCGCCCGCAGACTGGCGCACGAGACTTCAACTCTCGCATGAATCTCATGCCATCCGGACTCTGATCACCATGCCCGACTTCGTTCTCAAACTCGGAAGTTTCCAGTTCAAGGATTTGGAAGTACCCGAAAGCATCCCGTTTGGAGGGACGCAGAAACTTGCCATGCATGACTTGGTGGGTGGCACGCGTGTGATCGATTCGATGGGGGCATTCTGCGGCCCAGTCGAATGGTCCGGGTGGCTCCTCGGCAAGGATGCGTTGGCGCGCGCGCGCCAGTTGGACGACATGCGCGAACGCGGCGCCTCGTTGTTGCTGCAGTGGTCCGAAATCTACTACGCCGTCGTCATTCGCGACTTTCGAGCGGATTTTCAACGCGCCTACAAGATCCCGTACAAGATCACCTGCGAAGTGGCGAGCGATCTGTCGAAATTTGCAGGCAGTGATGCAGACCAGAGCATCGATGGCCAGATCAAGAGCGATGCCGCGGCCGTGACGGACATGGGCAGCGCGATTGGCGACGGCACGTTGTCTGGCCTGATCGATTCGGCCAATTCAGCGATCGACACCGTAGCGAGTTTTGCCAACGCGGCGCAGTCAACCCTGAGCAGCGTTCTGCAGCAAGTAACGGCGGTGCGTGATCGCGCTCAAGCCCTGATCGCATCAGCCAACACCACGCTGAAACAGGTCACGACGCTGGGCGGCATCTTGCCGAATAACCCCGTATCGCAGCAAGTGGAAAAGTTGGCTGGCCAAGTGACTTCCGCATTGAACCTTCCGGTGCTGGTTCAGCTTGACCGCGTTGCCGGCCGAATGCAGAAGAACGTCGAGTCGGTCTACAAGAGCGCCAAGCACGTGGTGACGGTCGGTGGCGATCTGATGAAGATGGCAGCCAAGGAATATAACGACGCAATGGCTTGGACCAGCTTGGCCAGGGCCAACCCCGAGCTCTTGTGGGACCCGCTGGTGCAAGGTGTAAAAACCCTGATCGTGCCACCCAACAAGGACCGTGCCGGCGGCTTGCCAAAGCCCTAGCGAGCCGCTTTCATCAACCAGACAGCCCCGCAACGCGGGGCTTTTTTCTTATGAGCCTGAACAAGCTACCCGTGATACCCGGTGTACGGCAGCCGCGATCGATCGTAAAGGTGGGCGGCGAGCGCATTCCGGCGTGTGTGAGTTGGTCGGTCCTGAGCAATTCGTACGAGCAGGCGGACACGTTCCTGGTCACTCTCGCAACGGCTGTCTTGCCGCCAGATCGCGACGCGAACTGGTTCTCCAGTCAGCTTGAATTGCTGGTCGAGATCTTTGCTGGCTTTCCGTCAAATCCTAGCCAGTACGACGAGGCCGATCTTGAAAGTCTGATCTATGGCCGTGTGGACAGCGTTGAACTGGATCCGGTTTCGGCTCAACTCACGCTGAGCGGCCGGGATCTGACGGCGCTGTTTATCGATGAGAAGGTGACGTTGCAGTTCCAGAACCTGACAGCCTCAAGCGTGGCAGCAAAGCTGGCAGCCAAGCATGGTTTGCAAGTTGCGGGTCCGGTCACCAAGCAGAGCATCGGTAAAGCCTACGCACGTGACAACGTAAGCCTGACGCATCAGCAAACCGAGTGGGATTTGCTGGCCGCGCTCGCTCGGGCTGAAGGGTTTATCTGTTACGTGACTGGCAAGACGCTGCACTTCGAACCGCGTCCTGCGCCCGCAGCCGAACCGTACGAGCTGCGCTGGGGGCGCGATGAGAGGGGCAACGCGGAAGCAAACATGGCAACCCTGCAGCTTTCGCGCGATCTGACGGTTGCAAAAGGCGTCACGGTCGAAGCGCGCTCATGGAATGCGAAGCAGGGTAAGCGATTCTTCGCCCGCTACACCAATGCGTCAGGTGGCGATCAGGGCCAGAAGCCGACGCATACCGTCGAGCGCAACGGACTCGATCAGGCCGGAGTCAAGCGCCTGGCCAAGCAGAAGTACGACGAAGTCGCACAGCACGAAATGAAGCTACGCGCCCGCCTGCCTGCAGATCAAATCCTCACGCCCACCGACACGCTCCGGCTGACAGGTACGGGCACCGGTTTCGATCAGGACTACCTCATCGACAGCATCACACGCAGCATGAGCCTGAGCGAGGGCTATGTGATGGACATATCGGCCAAGAACATCAACAAGGGAACGAGCACATGATCCAACAGCTTCGCAACCAGATGGTGCTCGCCGCGATGATGGCGCAGTCGAATCGCGCAGAGAACCGCATGGGCATCGTCACCAGCTACGACCCCGGGACGGCCTCTGCGCGGGTACGCCTCCAACCTGAAGACCCCGCCGACCCAGCGCGCTCGCTGACAGGCTGGATGCCCGTTGCCTCTGCCTGGGTCGGCAATGGCTGGGGCATCGATGCGCCGGTCAGCCCGGGTGATCAGGTGGAGGTGCAGTTCCTGGGCGGCGACATCGAGAACGGCTACATCTGCGCGCGTTTGTTCAGCGATCAGGCGCGGCCGACCGGTGCGCAGTCGGGCGAGTTCTTCCTGACGCACGCGTCGGGCTCCAAGCTGCAATTCCACAACGACGGCACGGTCACGCTCATCAGCGCGGGCACGCTCAGCAGCCAGGCGCCGCAGTGGAATCACAAGGGCCCAGTGCAAATCGACGGCGCGTTGCTGGTCACGCAAACCATCACCGGACAAGCCGGCATGGCGGTGTCGGGCAACAACGGCACCGGCAACTCGATGAGTATCAGCGGCAATACGCAGTTCAGCGGTCAGGTTTCGGCGAATGGCCACCGGATCGACGACACACACCGCCATACGGGCGTGCAGTCCGGGTCCAGCACCACAGGGAGCGTGGCATGACGCAGCAACTTCTGAACGACGCGAGCCACTGGGTGGGCGGCGACATCACGGTGTCGCCCACCGGCGACCTGGGCCTGGCCAGTGCTGACCTGCGTACGCAGCAACGCATCGTGCGGCGCCTCGTCACCAACCCTGGCGACTACATCTTCCACACCGACTACGGCGCGGGCCTGCCGCAGAAGATCGGCGAAACGCTCGACGTGCCGGCGCTGCGCGGGCTGATCCGCTCGCAAATCCTGCAAGAAGCTGGCGTTGCGCAAGATCCCGAGCCGCAGGTGGATGTCGCGGCCATCACCGGTGGTGTGAGCGTGCGCGTTCTGTACAGCAGCGCGGTCACACGTGAGCCGGTGTCCCTTCAATTCAATGTGAGCAAGTGATATGTCCATTCAGACGCAAGACTGGGTGACGCTCGTGCGCAACCAGGTGGCGGCCATCCAGGGCTACGCCAAGGTGCTGGTCGACCTGACCGTCGGATCGGTGCTGCGCGCCGTCGTTGAGGCCAATGCGGCGGTCACGGTGTGGCTGCAAGGGTTGATCCTGCAGGTGCTGGCGATTACCCGGGCGGCAACCTCGAGCGGCGCCGATCTCGATACGTGGATGGCCGATTTCGGCTTGACACGCTTGGCCGCTGTGCCGGCCACGGGCAGCGTCACGTTCTCGCGCTTCACGGTCACGCAGCAGGTGCTGGTACCGCTGACAGCCGTGGTGCAGACCGGCGATGGCACGCAGCAGTTCAACGTGGTGGTCGATACGACCAGTCCCGCCTATAGCGCCGCACTTGGGGGCTATGTGATCGCAGCCGGCACGGCCAGCGCGAGCGTGCCAGTGCAAGCGGTCACGCCAGGCGTGGCGGGCAACGCGGTGGCGGGTGCGGTGTCCACCATCGTAGGTGCGATCTCCGGTGTGGATACGGTGAGCAATGCCGCGGCCTTCGTCAACGGAGCGGATGCGGAGCCCGATACCGCATTCCGTTCGCGCTTCATCGCCTATGTTGCGAGTCTGTCGAAGGCCACCAGGACGGCCATCGGCTCCGCCATCGCCAGCGTCAAGCAGGGGCTGACGTATGTGATCCTGGAGAACCAGACCTATGCCGGCTTGCCGCAGAACGGCACGTTCATCGTGATTGTGGATGACGGCACGGGCTCGCCCACGTCAACGCTGCTTGCCAGCGTGAGCAACGCCGTGGATGCCGTGCGCCCGGTGACGAGCACGTTCTATGTGTACGGGCCTGTCGTCGTTAACGCCACGGTCTCCATGAGCATCACCACGGCTGCGGGCTACACGCACCAGGCCGTCGCGCTGCAAGTGCAGGCGGCCTTGCTGAGCTACATCAACAGCTTGCCGCTGGGCACAGCTTTGACGTATTCGCGGCTGGCGCAGGTGGCGTATGACGCGTCGCCTGCAGTTACCAACGTCACGGGCACATTGCTCAACGGCAGCACAGCGGATTTGCCGGCCACCAGCCTGCAGGTCATCAAAGCCACAACCAACTCCATCACGGTGACGTAATGGCAACCGGTGACCAACAAGACATCTTCACGCGCATACGCGGGTATCTACCGCGCTGGTTTGGTGATGTGGCGCAGTCGCCCATCCTCAACGGGCTGCTGCAGGGCCTCGCATACAGCGGCGCCTATGTCTACGACCTGTATGCCTATGCGAGGCAGCAGACGCGCATTCTGACCGCCACCGATGGCTGGCTCGACATGATTGCGGTCGACTTCTTTGGCCTGTCGATCCGGCGCAGGACCGGGCAATCCGACGCATCGTTTCGTGCAAACATCGTCGCCAACCTGTTTCGTGAACGCGGCACGCGCGGCGCCATCATTCGCGTGCTGACCGACCTGACCGGACGTGCCCCGACAATCATCGAACCAAGCCGCCCCGCGGACTGCGGCGCCTACGATGCGCCGAACAGCGGCTACGGCATGGCCGGCGCTTACGGGCAGGTCTCGCTGACGTATCAGGCGTTTGTGCAGGCATATCGCCCGCTCGGCAGCGGCATCCCGAACGTGGCCGGCTACAGCATCGTCACCACGGGCTACAGCGCGCCGTCGCAAGGCGAATACGTTGACGCGTCGATGAGCAGCAACACCGTGTCCGACGCTGACATCTACGCCGCGATCGAATCGGTACGGCCAGCGGCCTCGATCATCTGGACGCGCATCAGCTCCTAGGTGCGCACACACGCCTTCCTAACCACCGACAGCCCGGCACTACGCCGGGTTTTTTCTTTTGGAGAACAGTCTTGGATCGTCAGATTGTCTACAGCGGCCAGGTGCCGCAAACCACGGACCTGCTGAACACGAACCGGCAGACCATGATCGCGCTGGCAAAGCTCTGCGCTGATCTGTTCGGCACATCCACCGTCATCTCGGGCCTGGGCTGCGTGCCCACCACGCCCGCATCGATGAGCGTGGCCGTCAACCCGGGGCAGATCTACCAGCTCGCCAATGTGGACGGCACGCCGTACAGCGCACTGCCGCAAGATACTGCGCATAGCCTGCTGAAGCAGGGCATCTTGATGGACGCGCAGTCCTTCGTCCTCGCGGCGCCGGCCACGTCGGGCTATAGCCAGAACTACCTGATCCAGGCGGCCTACCTTGAGAGCGACGTCAACAACGTCGTGCTGCCGTACTACAACAGCGCGAATCCGTCGCAAGCGTTCAACGGGCCGGGCGGCAGTGGCAATGCGCAGCCGACGACGCGGGCGGGGCAGGTGTCGTTGCAACTCGTGGCCGGCACCGCTGCATCTACGGGCACGCAGACCACGCCGGCTGTAACCGCGGGCTACGTAGGGTTGGCCGTCATCACGGTCGCCAACGGGCAGAGCACGATTACCAACGCCAGCATCGCCCCGTATCCCAACGTGCCGACGGCACCAACGGGTGGCTTTCTGGCGGCCATCGGCGAGCGCTATTCCAGCATCCAGAACGTGGCCACATCGAGCACGCTTACCACGGCGGCGCTTGGCGCACTGGTCAACGTCACGGCCACCGGCCAGACCATGACGCTGCCGCCCGCAGCCAGCTGCCCGAACGGCACGAGCATCTGCGTGACCTATATGCAGGCCAGCGGCTCGACCACCGTCACGCGCAATGGTGCCGATACGCTCGCGTTCGGCCAGGGCAGCAGCGCCAACAGCCTCACGCTGAATCCCGGTGAGGCTGTGCAGTTTGTGTCGAACGGGGTGAATGGGTGGGTGAGTGCAGGGCAGACATTGACGACGGGGGTAACGCCGGCGCAGTTTGATAGCAGTGGGAAGTTGGCTACGACAGCGTTTGTGCAGCAAGCGCTGGGGAGCTTCTCCGGAGACCGCGGCGTTGCCGCGACGGGCGTTTTGACGCTGACGCCGGCCGATGTAGGTAAGCGTATCGAGCTTGGTGCGGGTGCGATTGCGACACTTCCACTGTGTTCCAGCATCCCCAAGGGGGCAGTGATCTTTGTTTCCGCCAGTCCGGCGGTCACGAATGCGGTGATTCAACGTCAAGGTTCTAATGACACTATTGCGTTCAATAACTCCGGCGCCTATACGAGCTATACCCTTGGCGCCGGTTGCGATGTTCTGCTTGTGAACGATGGAGGTATTTGGCGGGGCCACCTTGGGACTGAGACGCTGCGGACGTCGAATCTCTTTTCGAACTCATTGCAGTCAAGCGGTTACCAGAAGTTGCCAAGTGGTTTGATTATCCAATGGGGGTATGCGAATGGCTCTGCATCCACGGACATAACCGTGACGATGCCGATCGCTTTCCCGAACAAGTTTGCATCCGTCGCATTTGCGGGCGATTACACAGTTGGCAGCGGCTTAGTCGCAGCCGTGGCCTGTTGGATCAATGGGCCATCAAGTTTTACAAGCCGGTCGACCGTTTCGGTTTCGACTCATTGGATCGCAATTGGATACTGAAAACATGACCCGCAAATTCGCAGCATACGACTCCCAAGGCCACATCACCGCCTACTACGACAACATCGACAGCCCCGTCCCCGATGGCATGACCAATGTCATCGAAATCACGCAAGACGAATGGCTCGCTTGTATCAACCACCCTGGCTACACAGTGGTGAACGGTGCATTGGTCGCACCATTGCCGCCGACGAATGAGGAACTGCTGGCGCAAGCGAAAGCGTTGCAAACCACCAAAGCCAGCACCGCCTGCGCCTCGGCCCTCACCACCGGCTTCACCTCATCCGCCCTCGGCACACCCCACACCTACCCATCCCAAGACGACGACCAACGCAACCTCCAAAGCGCCGTCAGCGCCTCGGCTGTCGCACCGTCAAACTTGACAACACCCATCTGGTGCGCCAACAACGATGCCTGGTCCTTCACCGCGCACACTGCCGCACAAATCCAGCAAGTCAACGCCGACTGGCTGGCCCACCGCGTCGCCGCGCAGCAGAAGTACGCCGACCTGATCGCCAGGATCAACGCCGCAACCAGTATTGAAGAGGTGCAAGCCATCGACTGGTAAGCACCGCCATCCCAGCAACACAGCCCGCCTTCGCGCGGGCTTTTTCATTTCCGGGGGAACCATGTCTGAACCCATCAGCGGCAGCGCCGTTGCGGGGGTGGCGGGCGCTGCTGCCTTCAAGGCGCTTGGCGGGTTCGCGGCCGTGGCTTTTGCTGCGACTGTGCTCGCCACCATTGTCGTCATGGTGATGACGTTGCCTCGCGCCCGCGGAGAGTGGGCCGTTGCGCTTATCTCCACCGTCATCGCCAGTGTGGGCGGCGGCGCCACCGTCATCCAGTACTTCGGGGTAGCGCATTGGATCGGCTCGGCCAACGGTGCCATGGCACTCGGCGGCATCTATTTCGTTTGCGGCCTGCCCGGCTGGGCGTTCGTGCGCTGGGTCTTCAACTTCATCAACAAGCGGCGCGATGCCGACCTCGCCGAGGTCGTCGACGACGTGCGCGAATCCCTGCACAAGGCAAACCATGGCTGAACCGCTTCTCACCGCGGCGCAACTGCGTGCCGTCATGCCCAGCGCCGGCGGGCGGGCCGATGTGTTCGCCCCCATTCTTGCCGACGTGTTGCTGTTCCGGCAGATCAACACGCCCGCACGCATTGCCGCGTTTCTTGCGCAGGTCGGGCACGAATCCGGGCAACTGCGCTACGTGCGCGAGCTGTGGGGTCCCACGTTTGCGCAACGCGGCTACGAAGGGCGTGCCGACCTCGGCAATACGCAACCCGGCGACGGCAAGCGCTTTCTTGGTCGCGGCCTTATCCAGATCACGGGCCGCGCCAACTACCGTGCGTGCGGCATTGCGTTGGGCCTCGATCTCGAAGCGCAGCCCGAGCTGCTCGAGACACCCGCGCACGCCACGGCATCGGCCGCGTGGTTCTGGCTGAACAACGGGCTCAACCGCTTTGCCGATCAGGACAGCGACGCCGCCTTCGCGCAACTGACGCGCCGCGTCAATGGCGGCACGAATGGCCTGGATGATCGGCGCGCGCTGTGGTTGCGCGCCCGCGCTGTGTTGACTGGAGGGGCTGCGTGATGAGTCTGCTCGACCTGCGCTTCTGGGCCGGCGCCTTCCTGGCGCTGGTGCTCACCTTTGGCCTCGGCTATGGGGCTGGCGATCTGCATCGGCTTCAGGTCGAGCGATCCCACGCGTTGCAAGCCAAGGTGGCCGCCGCGCAAACAGAAACCCGCCAGGCCAACGTCAGCGCCCAGGTGACTGATCAAGCCGCCCAGGCTCAGACGCGCATCCAAACCGTCTTCCGAGACCGCATCCTTTACCGAGACCGTGAGGTACCCCATGAAATCGTTGTGCATGACGATGCTGTTTGCCGCATCCCTGGTCGCTTTGTCGGCATGTGGAACACCGCCAACCGGGCCGAGCTTCCCAGCACCGCCGGCCTCCTTGATGAAACCGCCAGTGGCGTTGTCCTCTCTGACGTTGAAGCCCAGCACGAGCGCGAGGCCGAAGCTTTCCACAGCAACGCCCAGCAACTGAAAGACTTGCAGGACTGGGTGAGTCAGCAGCAGGAGGCTGCGAAGCCTCAATAGACGCAGATATTGGCTTTGCCTCGCCCGGTGACGCTCAATCAATGATGTCGGCGCAGGCGTCAGTGGGCGCGGCCGCCACATGCCCCACCAGCGGCACCATCTTCAGGCCCGCAGATGCCACGCGGCACGGCGCGGCCACCACGCCGCAGCCGGAAAGAAGTGCAGCACCAAGCAGGGACACAGCGAGCAGAAGGTGTTTCATCGTGGATGGGTTTGAAAGCGAATGCCGGGCAGTGTGACACAGAGTCTTTCGCCAACCTGTGCGCGTTTGTATCGGGAAATGACAATCTGTGTGGGTCTCAACACCATGACGCGATGCGTCAGAGCGCAACAATAAAACTCGTTCGAAAGCCGCACAACGCTGACTTTGGGTGAAAAAGTCACATTCTGACTTTGCGCAAATTAACCCGCCAGCCTTTGCTGCAGGCCGCAAAACCAATGTTGATGCGGGTTTTCCCGCAATTTCACATATCGCAACAATAAATTGTCTGTCGCGACATTTATTGTCTGAACAGGCTCGCCTACGATGACTCCATCGAATGCGGCGCCGCAGCGAAAAAGAAGATCCGGGAAATGCCCGGATCACCTGCCCGACGCGCTGCGCCCATCTGGAGAAGACATCATGAAAGCCCAACGTACCCTGATTGCTGCCCTGATCGCCCTGGCAACTGTGCCGGCCCTGGCAGCAGCCAAGTTTGACGTGTACGCGCAAGGTGCTGCGCAAGTCAGCCAACGTTTCGACGTGTACTCGGACGGCGCCAAGGTTGGCGACAAGTTTGATTCGTACACCCAAGGCGCCAAGGCTGGCGATAAGTTCGATCCGTACACCCAAGGCGCCAAGGCTGGCAGCAAGTTCGACCCGTACACCGAAGGCGCACTGGCCCGTGCCGGCAAGTTCGATACCTATACCGAAGGCGCCAAGGTTGGCAGCAAGTTCGATCCGTACACCGAAGGCGCGCTGGCCCGTGCCGGTAAGTTCGATACCTATACCGAAGGCGCCAAGGCTGGCAGCAAGTTTGATCCGTACACCGAAGGCGCACTGGCCTGA